TGCGAGATCATGCAGTTAGCAATGGTGATGCTCTGGAATGACCTAAGATCCAGCACAGCGGAAACTTCTACCGCTTGACACAACCTTTGCTCTGTGAATAGTCCGCTGAGTGTTGACCTACACAGTAGCAACAAAGCGTTCATATTTGCGTACTACATACGCAAGTCTTGGTGCTTTGACTTTGCTGCAAGCTCTTACTGCAAAGCTTACTGCTGCGGCTAACACTCTGGAGTCCGGTCAGCTAGTTCGCAGCACTTCCAGTTCTGATGTTTCGGTCGAGTTCGCTGAACCCGGTAAGGGTTCCGCTTCCGCTGGTGAGATGTTGGAAATGTGGGAATCACTGCTAAGCGATTACGATTACGCTGTGGTTCTCCTGAATGGAGACGGCATCACCAGTCCCACCGATCTCCAGATTTACAACAAGATGCTTGGTAGTGTTCTTGTTGCAACCACTCGGTATTACGGTGATTTCACGCAATTTCGGCGTGAACCCACAACTCGAATGAGCTAATGGGAATCCTGCAAACCATAGCCAACAAGCTGTTTCCTTCTCCGGTTAACAAATACGAAGGAGCCGGTCAGTCTCTGCGTCGTTCGTATCTTGATACGTCTTACACTTCAGCTCGTTTCGACGTAACTAGTTCGACCCGTCAAGCCATTGTTCGCAAATCGCGGTTCTTTGAACAGAACAACGCGATTATGAACAGATTGGGAGACTTGTTTGAGTCTTACACTGTCGGTTCTAATTTCTCAGTTCAACCGGCTTCAAGCGATCCAGATTGGAATCTCAAAGCTAAGAAGTATTGGGATATCTGGAGCCGATATCCTGACATTAGCTCTCGCCAGTCGTTTGGGACTCTAATGTCTCAAGCCGCTCGCGGTTGGTTCTTCGATGGTGAGAGCTTTATTCTCCTAACAAAAGGTGATAGCGGCAGACCGCGCTTGCAGTTGCTGGAAGCTCAGTCGATTGCTACTCCAACTGGAATGCAATCCGATGAGACCGTGTTTGACGGTATCCGGTTTGATCCGCGCACTGGTCGCGCAATCGCTTACTTTATCGGTAACGAGAAGACTCAGGGTAATCTGACTGATGTCCGCTCGATTGGCTCTGACTCGGTTGTTCACATTTACGAGCCAAACCGCGCTGGTCAGCTTAGAGGTCTTCCGTTTGTTAGCTGCGTTATCAACGATCTTCACGATCTCGACGACTTGCAAAAGCTGGAGATGGAAGCTTGCAAACTTGGCGCGTCCGTCGCTCAGATTGTTAAGACGGTATCCGGTGAGGTCCAAGCTAGTAACCTCCGCGCTGGTACTGCTGCAACTACTCAGAACACCGCAGAGAATTATTACGAACAGGTCTTTGGATCTGCTGTTAAGGTTCTCAAAAACGGTGATTCGTTCGAGCAGTTCGCTACAGAGCGTCCCGGTGTAAATATGCGGGAGTATTGGCGGCAACTGACCGAAAAGGTCTGTGCTGGCGTTGGTATTCCTTACGTTCTTGTTTATCCAGAGTCGATGCAGGGAACCGTCTATCGCGGTGCGCTGGATATGTCGGCAGTTTGGTTTAAGTCACGACATCAAGTGATGTCTTCGGCTGCTCGACGTATTTACGAGTACGTCATGGAGTACGCGATCAAGAGCGATCCTACGCTGAATGATGCTCCTTCTGATTGGTACGAAGTAGCGATTACCGCTCCGCGCTCTCCGAATGTTGATGTTGGCCGTAATTCCGCTGCTCAGTTGGCTGAGTTGGAAGCTGGCATTGTGACTTATGATGAGGTTTACGGTGCGCGTGGTCTTGATTGGCGTTCTTCGCTAGAGTCAAAAGCACAGCAAGCTTTGTTTGTTCGTCAGTTGGCTGGAAAGTACGGCTTGGATGTTTCTGAGATTTCCACAATCCAGAAAGAGAAAGCTCCGAGTGTTCCGGTTGCAGCTATTGCAATTGATTCAGAGGACGACGCTCCCACTCCTGTTGCTGCTCCTGAAGGTGGCGACGCTTCTCCTGTAGTTGACGACACGCTTGTGACTGCTGTAGTAAAGAAACAACGCAAGCCGCGAGCTAAGAAAACAGAATGAGCTTCACTAAGAAAAGCGACTGGCTTTATTACGCTCCAGCGGCTTCCGCTGGTGAGACTGCGACCATTCAAATCTTCGACCAGATTGGCGAAGACTGGTTTGGTGGTGGCGGTCTATCTGGCAAGCAGTTCTCTGATGTTCTCAACGAAGTGGGCAATGGTCCGCTCTTGGTTGAGATCAACTCTCCCGGTGGTAACGTTTGGGATGGGTTGTCGATTTACAACCAGTTGCGCGGTCGTCGCGCTCCGGTGACTACTCGCGTTGTCGGCATTGCGGCTTCTATCGCTTCGATCATTGCGCTTGCTGGCGATAAGGTCGAGATGGCTGACGCTGCTCTAATGATGATTCACGACCCTTCCGGTATGGCTTCGGGCACTTCCGAAGATATGCGGAAGATGGCCGACGCTCTCGACCAACACGCTGAGGTGCTGGTTGGAGTGTACGCTAAGAAGACCGGACGCTCTGCCGAGTCTATCCGCGCTGCGATGAAAGCAGAGACTTGGTTTACCACCGCTGAGGCAATTCAGTTTGGCTTGGTGGACAAACCCATCAAACAGCTTGCGATGGCTGCAAAGTGGCATCCGCGAGCGGTTACCAAGACCGCTCCCGAGACGGTCAAGAACAACCTTCGTCGCGGTATTGAGCAGTACGAAGAAGGTCTGGCTGGTGAAGGTCTTGAGCCAGCTACGGTAGCTGAAGCTAAATCGCTGATTGATGGCGAAGCTCCAACCGAAAACAAGATCGACAAAGCGTACAACTGGTGGGCGCGTAATGGTCGCTTTCTTGAGGCTGAACCAAACACTCCCGCTGACGTAGCAGCAAACCTTTGGGGCGGTGCTGCCGGTCGAGACTGGTTCAACGCTCTCTACGCTCAAATTGAGCGTGAGGAAGAACAAGAGGAGTCTTCCGAAAACAAACTTTCTGCGGATAGCAACAACGCTGTCAGCGAAAATGGCGTGACCAACACGCCGCAACCACACAACAACAACACCGACACAACCATGTCTGACACTACTCCTGTGGCGGCTGCGGCTCCTGCTGCTTCCGTCGATCTCGCTACCATTATGGCGAAGCTCTCCGCTCTGGAGGCTTCCATGAAGACTCCTGCCGCTGCTCCCGCTCCCGAGCCGGTGCGACCCGTTATTGAGAACCTCGGCAATCCGCTGCTGGAACAGCACAAGAAGATGAAGGCTGGTGCTGACCGCCGTCGCTTCTTGATCGAGAATCATTCTGAGTTGCTCCGTCAGAGCAATCTGATCGCTCCCCAGAACGGCAACACCTTTGCCGCTGGTCTGGTTGTCGATTATCTCGCTGATGCTGTTATCACCGAAATGGGGACCAAGTTGGCGATGGTTGGCAACTTCACTCGCAACGTTGGTCTGGATAACTTGCGTCCGAAAGCCACCGTTCAGGTCAAGAAGTTCGTTCAAGCTGGTTCTTCTGCTACGGTCGATAACGCGACCAACTTTGAGACCAGCAACGATAGTGAGCTTGCTGCTACTGCCGTCACTGTTAACCAGATCAGCAAGCTGTTCACCGTCACTCAAGCTGAACTTAATCAGGGGTTTGCGCTCGCTGATCTCGCTGCCGGTTCCGCTGATGTCTTCGCTCTCGGTATCTCTAAGAAGATTACCGCTGTGATGACCTCTGCCAACTACGGTGCGGGAACTACGATTGGCACTGCTGCCAACTTCGACACTAGCGACATTCCTGCGATCTTGGCTCTCGCTAAGAACTATCGCCAGAAGCTGTTGTTGTTGGATGGTGGACATCTGGCTCGTCTCCAGTTCTCCGCTGCCGCGAACACATTCCCTGATGCTCGCTATGGTCCGCTGAACAACGGTCTGTTTGGCTTTGAAGGCATCTTTGAGCAGAACGACTGGACTGGCGCGATTGCTAACACCGCTGGTTTTGTTTGTGGGCGTGATGCTATCGCTATCGCTTCCGGTCTGCCGGTTGGCATGATCGCTGGCGAGTTTGTCGAGCAGCGCACTGTTGAGAGCCAGAACGGTCTCTCGGTCTTGCTGTCCGTCTGGTACAGCCGCGCTACCCGTAGCCATATGGCTTCTTACGACATCATGTTTGGTGTTGCGGCTGGCGATAAGACGCAAGCCGAAGTGCTGATCACCGCTTAATCCTAAAGGTTATGCGTATCGCTACCACCGTTGCAGTGGACAAGACCGGCAAGACTAAGCTGGTATCTGGTCCCGAAGTTAGTGCGGATCTCCAACGCACTAATTTCAACACTGCTTCTGTTCCTGAGGGAGGCAAACTCGTACTGTGGATACAGGGAGCTTTAGCACCGAAAGTTCGCAAAGGTTAACCTAATATTGGGGAGGTTGCTGGAAAGTTCCGGTGACCTCCCCTCTAACCGAAAAACAAAATGGCTGTTCAAACCGATATTGCAACGCAGG